AATTGCCCGGACTAGCTCTGTTAAAGCGTCTCTGAAATATGCTTCCGTCTTGGCTGCCTTTAATTCCAGGTGTGAATACAGCATCTTAATGGCTGTTCCTGTGGCGTTATTAGTTTTAAAGTCTGTTGGGTCAATTCCTTGCGCATGAACAAAGATGTTAGTCTTAGTTGTTTCCAACATTGAATTTCTTGCTTCAGTAGGAATATCAATTGCTAATTGATCTACGCCTGAATCATCGCCAGCACCCATACTTCTTATTTTGATGGCTTTGTCTCTTTGTAGATTTTTCTTGAATTCATCTAAACTCTGTCCATCATAATTTTTCAGGATCAAGAATATTTGTTGAATATCATCTAGGTCATTAACATAACCGTTATATATCTTGTCATAAACATCAATTAAGCCCTTGTAATGATACAGATCAGGTTGCTTTTCTTTATTTTTTGGAAATGCAATAAATGGAATACGACCTAGACCATGATGGTTGACACTTGAGGTTCCCGTCTCAACACCTGTCGTTGCGTCATAGATGGTAAAACGATCATCCAAAGGTTGAAGATCAGTAAATTGTTCATCTCTCGACCTGAAAGCTGTAACTTTCTGATCATCCCAATACTCATGCACCCAGTGATACTTTGCTGTGTCTGGGTCTAATTCTTTATACGATCGCCTCAGAGCCACTAGCTTACGGTTTAGATCAGTAGAATATATCGGGGTTATTTGATCAGGTGGTACAATCGCATATCTGAATTGCCCATTGTCATCAACCCAGTAATGTAGCCATGCTATACCTGCATTAGCTGCATCTACTACTAATTCATTCAGCCTTAAACCAAAGTTGTCGCCAAGCGTATTTTTAATTTGTTGATTAAGCTTGTCGTCATCAACATCAATAGTTGGTGGCTTTGTAGCTAGATAGCCTGCCTCTTGGTCAACAAGTAACTGGTGGAAATTAGAACTTACCCTATTATCAGCAGCTCTAAAAGGGTTTTTGCTTTCCTTACCAGCATCTTCTTCTTTGGTTTTAGATTCGCCATTGTTCTTTAAAGTAATATCATTCTCGTTTAAATAATATCGTTTTGAAGTACCGTATTTAGATATAAATTGCGTACGTCTTGCTTGCGTGTTTTGCAAAAGTTTTTTCATTGCTTCTACTTCCAAGGCTCGAAACCTCCTTTCTGTATTAATCTTTCAAGCGCATACCTTGTTGCATCCATGGTATGGTCATTACCATCCGGATAACCCGATTTGTAGTTGCCGTTCAAATCAAGCTCAAACTCGTACCCAGTAAACTCACGCCATGCATCAGGACATCTGGCAGGGTCAATGATTATCTCTCGTAAATCTTCAAGCCACTTGTAGCCGTGGTCACGTGAACCTTGACCTTTGCGAGCACCGTAAATGTTTAAGCCTAAATCACGGTACTCTGCTATTGTTCCGGGAGATGCTGAATCTGCAATAACTGGTTCGTTAAGCGGATTACGCTGCTTAATCATCTCAACTGCGTCTCGGTTTTTAAGACCAACACGTTCAAACTCGTCAAAAATAAAAATACGGCGTCTAGCCGCATCCCAATATATCTTGACGTAAGCTGTAGGGTCGTGTGCGAAACCAAAGTCCAAGCCATGATAAACCTTATCAAATCGGGCGATTTCATCGTCTGTAATAGACCGTGTAGTAATGTTATTGAACACTTCCGCACCAGTACCGGTTACCTCGCCTAGATACTCGTGACGATATGCTTTCTCATTGTCTTTTTTCAGCTGTTCAGCATCTGCTAAGAACTCAATACCGAGCCACGTCTTCGGAACAGAGCGATAATCAGACAAGTTAACCAAGGTGTCAGCCCTCATTTGCTCCTGGTCTACCGCTTGATTTACCCAATTAGATTGCCTAGCAGGTGGGTTATAAGAGTAAAACGTTATGATACCTGAACCACCACGACCTAAAGACTGGTTGATTGACCTGATTTCTTCCATGCCTTTAAACTCGGTAACTTCTTCGAAGTGCTTAAACTTGGTATATCCTTGCCTAAAGGTTTGCGATTTGATTTTTCTTGGATCATCCGCACCTTTAAACCTGATTTGTTGACCTGTTGGTTTAAACGTCAACTGCATCGGACTAACAGACGATTGCCAGTATTCATCAACATGTAAAAGGTCTATTGCCCATAGGTATTGTTCAAAAACCGAGTCACGTAATGTATTAGCAACTTTACGTAAGACAATAGCGTTAGCGTTCTTATCTTGCATAACGCCCAAAACTATCATTATCGAAATAAAAGAGGACTTGGTGCTGCCACGTCCTCCTTTGAGCCAATAGTTAGCATGTTTTTTATTATGAACGTCCCAAAATAAGTCATAAAAAGCAGGTGAGATGTTATCTTTAAGACTTACTTGCATTTTCGTCCTCCTTTGGCACGTCAAAATTAATGTTTATTGTTGTATCATTGTCATTGTTCTGTTCTTTTAGCCACTCAAGCAGTTTGTCACGAGCCTTAGTCTTGTCGTACAACTCAATTGTTGCACCATCTTTACCCTTAGTAATCTTCTTAATTAATGACGTGTCAACCTGGTCTTTATCCTTAAAGTATAAGTAGCTATGGTGAATTGTGACCTGCTTGCCATTAGCATCTAATACCGGTTTATCTTCAACAACATTAGTGCTTAGCTCATGACCTTTGTCATCTTTGAAAGTCTTTTTCGTCTTTTTCCTTTCAACAAGCTTTTCTGGCCAGCTACCAAAGTTGAGATAGTTACCAATATCAGCTTTGGCTTCCTTTGCCACATCTTCAATCAGGTCTAGTGGTTCGATCGCCAATTCTTTCAATTTAGCTTCACGAATACGTTTGATTTCTTCTTTAATCCTAGCATTTCCTAGCAATCTAGGACCATTGACCGTTGCAACGTTATAAGTCACATTATAAATATTAATGTATGCTTGTGTTGCGTTGTAAAGTCTAAGGTATTCAAGTACAAAAGCCTTTTGTTTATCTGACAGGTCACTATCATTTAGTTGTGCAATTGCTGCACCCGTTGGTGTTTTTGGTTGCACCCTTTTTGGCTTTTTAGTGCACCCTTTTTTTGCACCTTTTCTTACCCAACCATATCGACTGCGCCATGATTTAACAGTATTGAATGACACACCATATTTTTCGGCAATGTCCTTATACTTCATGCCTAGTTCATAGTCGTGTTGCGCAGCTATTCGTTTTTCTGCATCGGTCACATCATTTCACCACCTCCTAATTTAGGGCACAAAAAAAGAGCACTTTTGGGACGCTCCTTTTTTATTGACTAGTTCATATCTTTTCTCAAAAACATCTGGATAGAATTCGCTTTTAACGACTTTAGTAATGTAACCCTCCTGCTTTAGAAATTTTAATACTTGTTCCACGTTTCTATCTTAGTATTTTCTTCGTATCCAATACATTCGTGCAATAAAGATTGGAAAAGAACGATAGCGACTTATAACTATCTACATGATATTTTCTTATTCACGACATTATATTTTTACTATTTTCACTTAAAACGTGCTTATTATTAATCTTCATTTAAATTATTTTCCCTTTTTAACTCTGATAAAAGTAATTCTTCAGATAAATCTTTTTTAACGTATTTACTATTTGCTTTTAAATATCCAGGACATATTCTAAAACATATCTTTTTTTCATTGTCAAAATACCATTTTTTTATATCAAATAAAAATTCGGAAATCGTATAAAACAAGACAAGTTCATAAATTATCCAAATATTTTTTAGATCATAATTAATAAAATAGATAAGGGCAATAATTATAGATAAAAATTTGATGATAAGAATTATTGTAGAATCCCAGCCTCTAGGTAGTCCAACAACGAGAAAAAATGCCATACAGATAATAATTGAAGCAGCAAATAAATTTATAACTGTTCTCAAACCTTTCATAGCTTCTATAAAATGTTTATAACTATCACTATTTTTTTTGATTTGTTTGATTTTTGAACCTTTTTTTAGTCCTTTTTTAAGTTCAAGTTCTTTTAATTCATTTTGTGAAAGATTATATGTGGCTTCCTTAGCATTATACTTTTTTTTATATTTATCTTTAAGTTCTATTGTAACCTTATATTGTAAATAAAATGGTTTTAAAACTTCCACTTTTTTAATTTTTCCTATACTGCTAGTGCCATCAATTATGCTCTTATTTAAACTATCTTGTCCACAATAAAGAAAGACAAAATACGCAATTAAAACTATAAAATAGAAAAACACGAATAACTTAGGCAGTTTTTTTCTTATTTTATTATTTATAACTAACATAATAAGTGTCAGTACAAATAAGCATCCAAAGATTATAGCTACGTCTGATTTCATTTTATTCATCTCTTCTTTATTTAATATTCTAACTTAAATAAAAATTTAAAACCAATTTACTATATTGCGGTGTCTGGAATCGAACCAGGCTACAACCCTTACCGCAACTCTTGGAGGATATATTAGAAAAAATAAAATTGTTATTGCTAGTTTATCGTCGTCCCGGACGATTTAATAGCTATCAAGGATTATCCTAAATTCTCGACACTATCAATATAGCACCTATTCAATCCGACCTTTCTCCGATTCTGACCCGATATTGACCCGATTTTTAAATACCTTAAGTTCTGGAATTTTTACATTATAAATTGTTTTCCAGGTATC